TTTGCAGCTATTGCTTCAGGTGCTGTTGCTTTCACTCAGGTGACTGGTACGGCTGCTGCTCAAGCAGTTTCTGTAAATAAAGATGATGCAAGACGTTACGTTCGCATCAAGTACACAATTGGCGGTTCATCAGGCCAATCATTTACATTCTCTGTAAATGGATTTGGTTTGAAAAAGTACGGCTAATTTATTTATGGCCCCCTTACGTCTGCGAGGGGGCTTTTTCTTATGGCATTTACTGAAGACATAGATATTTTCTTTGAGGATTTCCAAGATACTGTCGTGTATTCAAGTTCGACATACAAGGGGATTCTTGATCAACCTGATGAGGTTGTAGCGGATGGTGTTGTCTTAACAACTGATTATCAATTAACAGCTAAAACAAGTGATCTTGGGGCTTTGGTATACGGAGCAAGTCTGACTGTCAATGGAGCCGCTTATACAATTCGTAGCGTGAGAAAAATAGATGATGGTGTTTTATGCATAGTTTCTCTCACCAAGACTTAAATAACGATGGCTACTAAACGAGAGCAAATTCTTGCAGCACTAAAAACATCGTTAACAGGAACTACTGGGGCCGGAACAAGAATTTATAGATCTCGTGTAGAGCCTTTTGTAAGAGGAGAAAGTATTGCCGTAGTTTTAGAGCCTGTTTCAGACACTCCAACTGATCAAACAATATATGAAAAAATTACATGGGATTTTCGTGTAAGAATTTCAGTGATAGTTAGAGGAAGCATCCCTGACAGCAACGCTGACAGCACGATTGAAAGTCTTCACGCCAAAGTAATGACAGATCCTACTATTGGAGGTCTAGCTATTGATATAAGGCCATCTACAACGACTTTTGAAATAGTTGAAGCCGATCAACCTGCTGGTGTTATTTCGTGTGAGTACGACATAGAATATCGAACAAGCTTTAACAATTTATCAACCTGATTTAGAAATGAATATCAAGCCTAACAACCCACTTCCTCTACTATGAACGAAGTAAATCCAAGCGAAGGCGGTAGTTATTCGCTTGACCCAGAAACAGGTGAGCGCACTTTAGTAAAGCGCACTTCTCCTTCTATCCCAAATCAGGTAAAAGACAATGGCACTTCTGGACAGAAAACGAGTAATTCTTCTGGAACTGGAAAGCAGTTACGGAACAGATCCAACTCCAACGGGAGCAGACGCTCTACAAGTAAGTGATCTTTCAATAGTTCCACAGTCTAGTGATCTTGTTTCTAGAGATTTAATTAGACCCTTTCTAGGAGCATCTCGTCAGCTTTTGGCTAACACAAAAGTTGAATGTAGTTTTAGCGTAGAGTGGTCAGGTTCTGGAGCAGCAGGGACGGCTCCTAGAGTGGGAAAAGCCTTACGTGCGTGTGGTTTTAGCGAGACAGTCGCTGCCAATACAAGTGTTACTTACGCACCTGTTTCTGGTTCTTTTGAGTCAGCAACTATTTACTACAACGTAGATGGTGTTTTACATAAGACGACTGGGTGTCGAGGAAATTTTGTTCTTGAAACTGAAGTAGGTAATTTGCCCAAATTAAATTTTACATTTACTGGCATTTATATTCCTCCAACTGACGTTGCACTTCCAACAATTACTTATGGGCAGCAAAACACTCCATTGGTTATAAAGAATGGAAATACAACTGGGTTCCAATTGCTTTCTTATTCAGGGGCGATGCAATCTTTGTCTTTAGATGCAGGAATAGAAACTGAATATATGGAACTTGTGGGGGGAACAAAAGAAGTGCATTTAATCAATCGTGCGACTAGCGGTACTGTGACTTTGGAAGCTGTAAAAATGGCAACCAAAGATTATTTTGCTGCTGCTCTACTTGATACAACCTTGGGTAACTTAACTTTGACTCATGGCACTGTTGCCGGAAATATTGTTCAGTTTGCTTCTTCAAATATAGATATAGGTGACGTTTCGTATAGTGAGACAAATGGAATTGTTATGGCTGAGATACCTTTTACAGCAGTACCTTCAACTAGTGGAAATGACGAGTTTTCATTGATATATAGGTAAAGTCGTAAAAAGACGTAAAAAACATATTTGCGACTGTTCTTATATGCACTAAGCTTAAAAGACTTACTTTTGTGATCAATGGCTTTTGTACGTAAAAAAAATAAGCATTTTAAATGGCCCGTTGTGGTGAGAGAGCCTAGCGAAGAAAATGCTGGCGAATATGCGGAAAATGAATTTGTTGCTATTTTTGCAAGATTAACAAGAACTGAATATGCAAAGCTTGGAGAAACAAACGATGAGTTGGAGTCATTAAAAAAAATTCTTAAAGGTTGGGAGCAACTAGAAGAAGAAGATGGAACACCTGTAAAATATACAGTTAATAATTTAAAAGCATTATTAGAAGATCCTTTTTGGACTAGTGCTGTTCTAGATACATATGGCAAAGCTTTAGAAGAAAGTAAGTTAAAAAACTAAAAGAGGCAGTTCAATACTGGGCAGAAGGAGGCGAAGACACAAGTTTGCAAGCCCATGAAGATGCAAAGATTTTTGGTATTGAATTGCCACCAAGTAAATCAAAGATAGATGAAGATTTTGTTGTATACCAAGAAAATTGGGATGCAGTTCAGATGTTCATGAGAGGTCAAACTCAATGGAATGTAGGTATGTCTGGATTGATTGGGTTTAGATATGAAGCCTTTATTCTGGCTGGAGGATTATTTGACGTATATGATGTAGAGGATAAAAGAAATACATTGGAGGGCTTACAAGTTATGGAAGCTGCTGCGATGTCTTTTCTAAATAAGAAAGATTCTTAAAATGGCAAATAAAATTGGCGATATTCTTGTTGGGTTTAAAGCTGATGGAAATAAAAGTGTTGAAGCGGCGTTTGATCGTTTAGGAGGAAGATTAAGAAATTTCAATCGTGATGTTAGTCAAAGCGTTGCTACTGCCAAAGGGCTTAGACGTATTGGAGATGAATTTAAAAAACTTGGACGAACTGGTGCTAATAGTGTTAATTCTTTTCGTAGTCAAATAGCTGTTTTTGAAGGATTAAGAAATCAAGCTGACATAACTAGTAGAGAATTTAGAGAGTTTAGTAGAGAAATAGAAAGGCTTACAGGAAAAATGAATAAAGCTACTGCTGTTAGTGGCGGTTTTGGGAGAAAATTAAAAGGTTTAAGTCGTTCTGCTGCGACTGTTGTTGGTGCTTCAACTAGTGCTGGAATATTTAGTGGACCAATTGCTGGTGCAAGTACGTTAATAGGGGGAGGTATAGGAGCAATGCTAGGTGGGCCGGGTGGTGCGTTAGGTGGCGTTGCTGTTGGTACTGCTCTTGGTATCGCTGGAGAACAGTTTCAACAATTTGCTGGAGGTGTTGCTAGCAATGTCGCAACATTTAGAAGTATGCAGATTGCATTGGCTGGTATTAGTACTGATCAAGCTGATTATGTAAAAAGTATGGAAGGAATGACAGAAATATCTCAGAAATTTTTAATACCTCAAGGAGATGCAATTAAACAATTTACAAGATTAAAAGCAAGTGTTGTTGGAGCAGGATTTACGACTGAAGATACAATTAAAGTATTCAAAGGTATGGGTGCTGCGATATTAGCTACAGGTGGTAAAACGCATGATTTAAATAGTGCTTTAATAGCGGCTAGCCAGGTATTCTCGAAGGGAAAAGTTAGTGCTGAAGAGCTTCGTCAACAAATCGGTGAGAGACTTCCTGGAGCTTTTACAACCTTTGCAAACGCAATGGACATAAGCACTAAAGACCTAGATAAGATGTTAGAAAGAGGTGAAGTTAGATTAGATAATTTTATAGTTTTCTCTGAAGATTTATTTAAAAAGTATGAAAAAATATCTGAAACTTTAGCTACATCTCCTGAGAAAGCAGGACAAAGATTAGCTTTAACATTGTCAATGATTCAGATTAAATTTGGAGGCATGTTTGCTGGTATAGGAGCAGGCTTCCAAGACTGGTTAAATGATATGGGTAAATGGGTACTTGATAACGAAGATGAATTGAAAAATACTCTTACTCATTTTGCTATTTTCGCTAAAAATCTTGTTGAGTTATTTAATGAATTAGGTAGTCTTTTGCATAATATTTTTGCACCAATATTTAGTGGAATAAAGCAATCGATAATGGCATTTGCAAGAGATATCCAAAAATTGACAGACATGCTTGGCGTTCAGCGTTTAAAACGACAAGCAGAACAAAAAATGTTTGATGAAGGAGCAACAGGTAAAGAAGTTAGAGATTTTCTTACAGGAGCTAAATCGAATGCTTATGACGCACAAAAAGCAGAAGCAGACAGAGGTATGTCCTTTATCTTTAAAGATCCAAAAAGAGAATTTAAAGAAAGAAAAGAAGATGCTTTTATCAATAGTTTAAAAGACTCATATAAAGAGGTATTAGGACTCAATCTTGACTTTGAAACTGCTGAACAAGAATTTGCAAGAATTAAAAAGAAATTTTTCACTTGGAGTCCAACTGACTTTGGTAGTGGTGCAAGTACACCAGGTAATACTGGTTCAGAAGGAGGTGATGGGTCACTTGGACCTTTACAAAAATTTGCTGAAGAGATCGTAGATGTAACTCAATCTATTGATAGTGCAATTGTTGGTGCATTCACCAAGATGGAAGACACCTTATTAAATTTTGTTCAAACAGGAAAGCTTGCTTTTGCAGATTTAGCTCGTTCAATCATTGCTGACATGGCAAAGATTGCTATTAGACAATCAATAACACGACCTTTAATGGGAATGATTTTTCCAAATCTTAAGCTTGCAAAAGGTGGTGTTATGGCTAACAACAACATTGTTCCTTATGCAAAAGGTGGAGTCGTAGATCGACCAACGATGTTTAAGTATGGTGCATCACAGTTAGGTATTGCAGGGGAGGCTGGCCCAGAAGCAATATTACCGCTGCAAAGAGGAAGAGGTGGAAGACTTGGGGTTCAGATGAATGGTGGTACAGGCGGTGGAACAACAAATGTTAATTACACAGGGCCAACACTGAACTTTAATGGTGATGAATATGTACCAAGATCTGCTGTTGGTAGCATTGTTCAAGCTGCTGCTACTAGAGGTGCTGCATTAGGAGAAACATCTACGATGAGATCATTGCAAAACAATCGTTCTGCTAGAGGGAGGTTAGGAATGTAATGAGTGCAATAGCTTTAGTTACTTTCATAGAAATCTATGATCCAGGATTAGTCCCAGATTCAGGAGACATAACAAATGCCGTTCAGTATAGATTTCAAAATAGTGAACCTAGTTCTTCTGGGATAACTGATGCAAAAGTTGGTAGTGGTGCAAAATTTAATTTTCTTTCTTTTATCTATCAAGGTGCAACCAGATCTAATGATGGAAATAATCTTGAA